AATGCTGAAGGGATAGGAATATCAACAGCAGCAGGATGGATACTTTGGCCAAGTACACAACCGCCTGCAAATCAATGGTGTCATTATGTTGTTTGTAGAAACACAGCTGGCTTATTAGCAATTTTTTACAATGGCATTAGACAAACATCAACTACATACACAAGCAGTATAGGTCTTACGGTACAATGTACAATAGGAGCACATAGCACAGGTTTCAATGGGTACTTTGGACCAATGCGTATTAGTAGAGGGGTAACTTTATATGACCCTTCAGTAACTACATTTCCAGTACCTACTGCTCCACCAACTTCAACGGTTAATACAAGTTTATTGCTAAACTTCACCGACGCTGCCGTCATTGACAGCACCGGGCGTAATGTGCTTGAGACTGCGGCAGATGCTAAAACATCAAGTGTAGTAACCAAGTTTACTGGTGGAGCAACTTATCTTGATGGGAATGATTATTTAATATCACCTAGTACAGATCTATGTAATTTTGGAACTGGTGATTTTACCATTGAACTATGGGTTTACCAGTTATCGATTGGCTCGGGTAGTTATTATCACTTTTTTTCTGTAAATGCTCAAAATACTTTTGCCTTTAAGGCAGATAGCTCAATGTATTATCTGTATGCTAATTCAGCCACAGCAGTTAGTACTTCTGGATTCGCGCCATTACTTAATCAATGGGTTCATCTTGCTTTAGTAAGATCTGCTAATACTCTTAGAATTTTTGTTAATGGTACAGAAAGGGGCTCGGCCTCTACTACAACAGGTACTAATTTTGGTTCTGCAGGCAGACTTTGGATGGGAAGTGCAAGTGGAATTACAGGGGAATACGCATACGGATATTTTCAAGACCTACGCATTACACGAGGTCAAGCTCGCTACACAGCCAACTTCACCGCGCCCACAGCACCAGCAAGAGTAAAATAGTTCTAATTACTTTGTGCCGCGTTAATCTTGGCCATGATACTTTCTGTGTTGAATGTTCTAACCAAGCCTGGGTGCAATGGGCGCGGTGCTGCTGATAACGGTAACCATGCATACCCAATGTGCTCATTATTTAGCATGGGAACGAATTCTTCCTCTACGCTAACAAAGTAAGTATGATAAACAAATCTACGATTGGTACTAACGAATCTCTCAATTAATATCAACTCGGCATCATCAATTATGCCGCCTAGTTCTTCTCTAATTTCTCTTGCTAGAGCCAGATCCATACTTTCATTTATTTCTACTTTGCCACCCGGTAATGCCCAGGTCATAGGGTATGATCCTGTGCTATCACGCAGTAAGAACAAATATCTATGTGTGGTTTTGGCGTAGATAAGCGCACCAACTCCTTCGGTTAGGTTGGGACGAAACTCCATGCCCCTACGCCGTAGCGTCCCTCGACGCTCTTGCTCCAGACTTGATTTTTCCATTTATATTGAATACCTGTATTGAGATTTGTTACATATTGAATTGATTGTATATTAATTATATCCTGGCTGTCAAAGGCCACTGTCCATTTAAAGCCATCCCATTCTATTATATCATTGGCAACAGCAATCAGTTGTGGTTGACCTAGTCTATTCCATATTCTAGCACCATCAATAGTGGCTGGATCCGAGTCTGTGTTGGCATCGCTGCCTATGGGATTCAATATAAGAAATCGTGTTCCTAAAGTAGGTGTGGTTATGAGAGGATTGGGCTTGAGATTGGCAGGGTCAATCACAGCATTGATTGGCGGCATGGTGTTTGTGGGCAAAGTATCCAAGTCTACATTAAAAATCAGTAAAGTGGGGTCAATGGGGTGATATGCCACTGTGCCTACCACTACTATACCATCATTGTATAGCCGGATTTGGCTTATGCCATTTTGTAATAAGTCTTGATTGGCACCAGATAATTCACCAAAACTACGCACTGCCAAATGCCAATCGCCTTCGCGCATGGCTGGAACGCTGCCATCATTGAATTCTATTTCACTGTCATTGACATATAATTTTAATGTATTGCCCAAATAAACTAGATTGAGATTGGTTGGTGTATAGATTTGTCTAGTTGCCAATATACTACCTGTTATATCAAAACTGTCATCTTTGGGATCAAGTCCATCGGGATCATATACACTGGCAATGATCTTATGTATAACACCTTGTCTTTTTACCTTGGCCGGAGCACTTAACCAAATAGGTAATTCAAAAGTCAAAGTAGCCACATCAATGGGATCTTCTGGACCAACTGGTACTGTACGGCTTGAAAAATTTATGTCGGTTAAAGTAATTACACTGAGACTGGTCCAATCAACATAAGCATCTGTGCTTTGAATTTCTAGACTTGGATTGAAGATAGCACCAATCTGTTCAATTAATTGTAATTTTTGATCGGTGTTAGTGGTCCATATGTCCAGTGCAATGGTAATAGTATAGGGCACCGGCATTAATCTTTCTATGGTAAGCAGGTCTCCTTGCAGGTCTGAATACGATCCGGAATCTGGATCATATGCTCTTTCTCTTATCTGCATCTTGCTGACATGAGTTGGGTTTTGAACTCTAGCACGATCATAGCGTAATGCCGTAATATGTGTGCTCATGGCCGGAACAGCTGGTAAACTGTTTTCGCTATTTTTAGCCAATATTGCTGCTACTTGTCTACTACTGTCTCCGTAGTATACTGGGATACGCAACAAAGTGCTTATACCATCTCTATCACGCCCTAATCTAATTTGAAAGTTGCTGATCATTCTAATAAATTGAGTAAGAAATCTCCGCACCTGACCAGTATAAAAATAATTGTCCATGTTAATCGGCTCGTGGTTTCAATATGTCGTTGAGGTTTTGTTTTTCTGGCTGTTCTCTACCACGCACATCAGTGAATACGCGATCGTTATTGATAAAAGTATTGCGTAGAGTACGATTGTCTTCGGCAGCATTAGTTAGATTGGTACGAACTTTATCTTCTATGGCCATCCATCTAGTTCCATTATAACGAAACAATCTATTGGGTAAGTAATCCACTCTCAAGCAGTAATCTCCGATTTCAGGGTTTTGGGGAAAAGATATACCCTGCACAACATTGGCTCCATTTGGTGCACCTACACTACTGCCCATGTATGAATTCACAGCAAAATCCGGTGTATCAGTATCTCCGCTGCGATGATAGATTGGTGTGAGATCATATCCGCTAGCAGGCACATCTTGTTCGGCCTGTTCTATTATAGCATCATTAACTTGTATATAACTATTGTAGCTACTAATTATATCTCTTATGGGACGATTATCGTCATCGCTGATGGCAATTTTGTTGATTATGTCCTTGTACTCCTGGCTATCAACAAGTGGACTGATTTTTACACGCCAAAGATGCGGCCACCAACTAGGGCCATATCCTTCACTGGCACGAGTGCAATCTGTGGCAACAAAAAAGCGTTTTAAAGCAGCCGGCAAGTCTGGGTCCAGTGTGTGGTAGTCTAGCAAGTGTTCTAATTCCAGCACATCGCCATTCATTATTTTACGACCTAACTGACCTACCATGTCGTTGATATGAAAAGTAATAAACAAAGTACCGGTTTGTAAAAATAACCCGAATTGACTGAGATCAAAGCTATTGTCTGTGACTTGGTAGACTCCACGCAATCTGTATACATCTGGTTCGTATTTGCGGTCTCGGTTTTCCAGAAACAATAAATCTTGTATATTAAGTTCGCTGGTATTGGTATTGGCTGGTTGATCGGGTTGACCTTGTGTTTGCGGCATGGGGCCTAGATATTTGTGTAAAAGCACGCCTGTACCAGAAATGGACATGAATTCGCTTATTCTGCGATCAAAGAAACGATAGTCGTTAGTGTGTTTACCTTCTTTCCATAGGCTCAATCTAGCCACAGAATTCTCCCAATATTGTATATTTATGGGTATTGACTAGGTATTGGATATGCAATATAATCTGGATATGGATGAATACATTTTGCAAACTTATGAGGCATTGACTACTCGTATACGCGAGATACCGGATTATCGTGTGCGTAGGGACCTACTCAAAATGTATAAAACTTGTGAAAACTTGCGTCGTGAAATTGCACAAGAGCAAGTAAATAGTCGTAATGTTGCAACAAGCCACAAACTGTTGCATTTACACAACAAGTTCACAGAGTCAGTGACAAATCTAGATCAATATGTT